AATTAAACTGCTTGGAACCATCAAGGATACGCTTGACTATTCAGGCAATTTCAGGTCTATCTTCGGATACTGGGGACAGCACTCTGCAAGGCAGTGGTCTAAGAGCGAGATAGAGCTTAAGGACGGCTCTATGATCGTATGCAAGGGCACAGGACAGCAGCTGAGGGGAATAAAGAAAGGGAATCAGCGTCCCACCATGATCATTGTGGACGACCCCGAGGACGAGAACAACACCAAGACATCAGAGGCGATGGAAGTGAATCTGAGATGGCTGCTGCAGTCTGCGGTTCCGTCACTTGACCCGATGCATGGCAGGATAGTGATCATCGGAACGCCACAGCACCAGCGGTGCATGGTGGAAACGCTTAAGGAAATGAAAGGCTGGACCAACATGCATTTTGCTCCAAGCCTAAAGAAGAATATCTCGTTATGGGAGGAATGGCATCCCATAAAGAGTCTTCTGGAAAAGAAAGAAGAGCTTGAATCCATTAACAGGGTATCGGTATTCTACCGTGAGTATCTGTGCCAGATAATCGGTGATGAAGATCAGCTCTTCAGGGAGGAATACTTCCAGTATTACAAGGGAAAGATCACTCATAATGAGGATCAGGAGGCATTTTTGGATATGGAGGAGAAGAACGGGAAGGCAATTGAGGAAAAGATTCCTGTAAATATTTTTATGGGGATTGACCCGGCATCATCTACTAGGAGTACGGCAGATTACTCTGCTATAGTTGCAGTTGCCATTGATAATGATAATAACAGATATATTCTCCCCTATTACCGCAAACGGGCAACCCCTATGAACTTAGCAGACCAGATAATAGAGTATTTCAAGATATACAAACCTTCCAAGGTACGGATAGAGTCGGTAGGCTATCAGGAAATGCTCAGGGAGTATGTAAAGGACAAGTGCGATAAAGAGAAACTGTTCATAGCAGGTCTGGAGATACGTGAGAACCCAAGAAACAGAAAATCGGCAAGGCTGGAAACACTTGAGCCGTACTTTGCACAGAAGAAAGTATATATGCAGGAAAGCATGACTGAGCTAAAGGATGAGATGCTATTGTACCCACGTGCCAAGCATGACGACCTTCTGGACGGCATGTATTATGCCATGAAGAAAATATACCCTCCATATCACAAAAATGAAGATGAAAAGGAACAAAAACAAACTCAAAGTATTAAAAATGAACATTTTGACTGGATGACATCTTAAATTCTATTTAATTTATAAGGAACGGTTACGTTTAAATTAATATCATATGCCAGAGATACATCCTGAGACAAAGCTAACTCACGACATCTTTAATGATTACAGCTCCGCCCGTAAGAACTGGGCTAGGCAGGCTGTGGAAGATGTGGAGTTCAGGTCTGGAAAACAGTGGAAAAAGGAGCAGGTCAATGCTCTTCGTGCACGTGCACAGGAGCCTTTGGTAGTTAATGTGATCCATCCTGCCGTAGAGCAGGCTAAATCCATGCTTACGTCCAATGCTCCCAAGTTCCAGTCTACAGGCAGGGATACTTCTGATACTAAGGTAGGGCGTATCTTCTCTGATCTCATGTCTTGGGTATGGGACATATCAGTAGGAAATACTGAGCTGAAACGCTGCATAGACGACTATTACGTTAAAGGCATGGGCGTTATGATCAGCTATATCAAGCCTGATGCTGATTTCGGCAGGGGCGAGGTAATGGTCAAGTCTATTGATCCGCTTTCAGTCTATTTCGATCCTGATTCAGAAGACCCGTTCTGCAGGGACTCCTCCAATATAGTGGTTGCCAAGCGGATGACTGAGAAAGAGCTTACCGAAATGTATCCCGAATTTGCTGATGTTATCAGAGATTCCAATGAAACCAGCCATATAAGCGATTTTGACCAGAACAGGTTTGGTCTTTTCGATGAGGATGTGGTTCCGCAGTCTAGGAAGCAGTCGCTTCTTAATGCCGAAAATGAGCGTGAGCTTGAAGTCTTTGAGCGTTATGATAAAATAAAAATACCTTATTACAAGATTTTTGATCCTTTTGAGAACAGGGAGATCATATTAAACGATCCCCAGTATGATGAATATAGAAAAGAGCCTGCAGTCATTGTGACTACTGCTGAAAGCCAGCAGATATTTACTGAGAAGAGCAATGTGAACAATTTTATGCAGATAGCCCAGACTGTGGGTAAAGTTTACCATTTAGAAGAAGACCCTATGACAGGTCAGCCAGTGCCAGTAAAGGGAGAAGAGACATTAGACTCGATCCCCAACAGCACTACAAACATCGACATCATAGATAAAGGCATACTGCTGGACAGCGACAAGATCATGATGACCAAGGTCATGAATACGAATATCAAGCAATGCATATCAATAGGCGATACATACCTCTACTCAATAGTCCTTCCAATCGAGGACTACCCAATAGTTCCTTTTATGAACGGTCATAACAGGAACCCCTACCCCACAAGCGATGTTAGGCTTGTCAGGGGTCTTCAGGAATATATAAATAAGATTCGCTCCCTCATAGTTGCCCATGCAAGCTCATCTACCAATGTAAAACTCCTAATACCTCGTGGATCAATGAACAAGAAGCAGCTTGAAGAAGAATGGGCAAAAGCGGGTACGGCTGTGATAGAATTTGATCCAGAACTTGGACAGCCTATCGTAGCCGGACCCGTTCCTCTTCCGAATGAGCTTTACAAGAATGAGGCAGATGCAAAGCAGGATATTGAAAGAATACTGGGTATATATACATTCATGCAGGGCGATGTTGGGTCTGCACCGCAGACGTTCAAGGGAACTATCGCAATGGATGAGTTCGGGCAGCGTAGGATCAAATCCAAGCGTGATGATATTGAGTCTGCACTTAACCAGCTTGCCAAAGCTGTGGTCGGTCTGATGCAGTTTGTGTACCAGTCAGAAAAGATAGTAAGGCTGATCCAGCCCAACAATAAACCGAAGGAAGTTCGGATAAACCAGAACATCTATGATGAAGTCTCTGGTGAGCTGATCAGTAAGATGAATGACATCACTGTTGGCAAGTATGATGTAATTGTTGTTTCTGGGTCTACCCTACCATCCAATAGATGGGCTAGATTTGAATATTATATGGAACTCTTTAAATCTGGTTTAATAGATCAGGTAGAAGTATTGAAGCAGACTGATGTCGCTGATATGGAAGGAGTTCTGGAAAGAGCTGGGCAGATGCAGAAACTGCAGGGACAAGTCCAGCAGCAGCAGGAGCAGATCAAAAGACTCAAGGGCGATCTGCAGACGGCACAGAGAGAGTCTGTGCATGATCGCAAAAGAGTTGAGGTCAAAGAATTTGAAAAGAAACTGGCAAAGGCTGAGGCTAAAGCAGAAATGGCTACACAGCTATATAAAGAAAGAGCCTCAGACGAACTTAAGAAACTTCGTGAAGAAGTGAAAAAAGTAACCAGTAAAGTCGGTTTAAAATAGCGGTTGCTGAAAACAAATCGCAAAGGAGACAAACATGGCTGACATAGCACAAGAAGCAAGTCTGAAAGTTGATGCTGATCCGTTCGGTTACGGAACAGAGAACCCAAAGATTCCCGTTCAGGGAGTAGAGGTTCCTGCAGGTGAAGATGCCACAAACACTAATCTGTTTGAGGTAGACACAACTGGACCATCAATCAACGAAACGCCTGTAGGAGAGCAGCAGGCTGAAAGTGTACAGGACTCTCAAGAAACGACACCTGCAAGAGACGACCCGAGTAGATTTGAATACTGGCAGAGTCAGGCAGACAAGGCAAAGGGTGAGCTGAATCAAACACAGCAGGAGCTTGCATACTTTAGAGATCAAGCAATGGTTGTACAACAACAGCAAACACCCCCCAATGGACAACCTAATGGACAAGTAATTGTTCAGCAGGATTCATTGCAGACACCCGTCAAACCAGAGAAACCAGTCAGCTACAACGAGGTTGATGCGTACAATGACCCCGAAAGTACATCCTTTAAATACCGCTTAGGCAAAGAGAAGTACAATGATGACTATATTACGTTCATCGAGGACAGGGAAGTGAGGCGTGAGCATGAATATGCAGATCGCTATCAGAAGGCAATGATCGAGCAGGAGGCTAACAGCCTTCGCAACAATGCCTATTCCCATGTTGTCAGTTCGTATAGCTGGACACCCAACCAAGCAAATGATTTTGTGAAGTGGGCAAGCAATCCCGGTAATGTCACCATTGACCATCTAGCCAAGTTGTATCAGATGAAGGATGCACCGAACGCTCAAGTTCAACAGCGTAAAGATGAGGTCATCAAGCAAAGGGAAATAGCATCCTTTCCAAGGACCGCAGCTGTGGAAACTGGCAAGAGCGAATCTCCCATGAATGATGAAGATCAGTTTAATGCTAGTATGATGAGCTGGAAGCGTTCATAAAAAAAGGACAATAAGCAATGGCTGAAACATTAAAGTCAATGTATAACGGCGGTACTGCCGGAGTCCTGTTTACGGATCGAAGGGATTTCTACGTCAGCCCACAAGTTGTAAAAGAACTTTGGACGGACGTTGCCCCTTTCACTACGGTGATATCGAATCGTGAAACAAGGAAAGTACCAGACCCAATTTTTAAGATGTTCGAGCATCGTAACCCTTGGGTAAAACAGAAGTTCCTATGGAATAAGACTACTCCCGGAACGGTACCAGATAATGACACAGGTCTTGGATCATTACCAGTTGATGCTATCGTTGGATTAGCATCCACTCCAGATGATTCTTGGATTGGTTTGGTAGTTGAATGTTGGAACATTACTGAAACAACTAAGCTTGGAACCATAGTAGTTACTGCTGTTTCAACTGATCCATATCTAACAGTAAAATCACTTTCTGGAGGAACTATTGTTCTACCGGATAATGGTATTAACTATGTGATCGGTAATGCACAAGGTGAAGGTATGACAGCACCCGAAGCATGGTCTGATGAATTGCAGGTAGTTTTTAATTCTTCACAGATATTTAAGACTCCCCTGCAAATCACTGGAACGCTCTTGGCTGCATCACTGCGTGGTGAATCCTCAGAGCTGGCACGTTTACGTGCACAGAAGAATCAAGAACACAAGATGCAAAAAGAAAAGGCTTTCCTTTTCGGACAGCGTGACAGTGGAACTGATTTAGGTGGCTCTGCATATGATGCTGGTAACAGATCATCCGATATTGCTGAAACATTTGCTGATGATGGTAGAACAGATACCGCAGGAAATGTTATTCGTACAACTTACGGAATAGTAAGTGCTATGGATAAATACGGTGAGACAGGTTCTTACGATTACCAGAATATCTTCTCAATCTCAGAGGCTACTTATACTTATAGTAGTTTTGTGGACGACATGGAAAAAGTTTTCCAGTATGTTCCTGAAGCTGGCGTAAAGAGAGCTTTCTGTGGTTCTGGTGCACTTGGATACTGGTCTAAGATGGCTGGTTCTGAGGGTATAGCTGGATCATCAGGCTGGACGGTTAACCTGAGCGATATGAGACGTGATTCTCTAGGCTTCAACTATAAGGTACTTGAGACACCTCACGGTATCCTTCAGTTGATCCCGACCCCCGCATTGCGTGGACCTTATAACAAGTACATGCTTGTTGTAAGTGAAGAGAATCTCTTTCATGCTCAATACCGTTCACCCATGTATCAAGCGAACATCAAGACAGATAATGCTTTTGATGGAGTGAAAGATCAATACTTCTCTGACGAAGGCGTTGGTATTTCACTAATAGAAAGTCACCATCTGTTTAAAGTCGCAGATTAAGGAGGCTAATTATGGCTAGACCTTATATAGGTGGCTCAAGTGCAAGCAGCGTAAGTAAGACTGCAAGCTTTACCCTTGGTCCTTCGGATCATGGGAAGACTTTCGTTCTTTCTGGCGGAGCTGTTACCATTACACTTCCTACTCTTGCAAGTTCTCTTGCAGGATTTAGTTTTAGATACATGAACGACAGTACTCACAATCATGTGATAACTGGCGGAGCAAGTGTTATAAACTATAGAGGACATTATGGTGGTAATCATGTAACACAAAGTGGTACTGACATCCATGAAGATGCAACAACCCTAACATTAAATGATGGTTTAAGAAATGATATGGTTGAATGTTGGACTAATGGAACTCGGTGGTACTGTCATGGTATTACAAGAAATACTATGGACGCTGCATAAAACAATAACAATACTCGGGGGGAGATCAATAGTCTCCCCTCGAATTAACTATGGCAGACAATTTTAAATTGCAAGCAATGGGAAT